CGGAGTATTATTAATGGCCTACAATCCTTTTGATGATGTGATTTTAAATGACCCAGCTTATATGGCTAACGGGGGACCATTACCGAGGCCAAAGATTGGTATTGAGTTTCCGAATGCTCCACAACAAGAAGAAGAAAAACCTTTTGTACCGCAAAGATCAGTCATACCACAACAAAGAGTAGATCCATCACTGCAAGAACCAGGTTTTAAACCAGTAGCTTCTTTAATTGCAAGAACTTACAAACTTTTAACACCCGAACAAGAAACTTTAGATCAAATAGAAAAAGATCAACAGCTAAGATCCTTAGCTACACAACAAGCATTTCAAGGGACAGAGTTTGAGGAATACGCAGGTGAGTTTGATCTACCCTCAGCCATAACCACAAATACAAAAGCAAGAGAACTTTTAAAAAATGTTGGCTATCAACCTGAAGGGTTTGTAGAAGGTATGAGCCGTGTAGGGCAGTTCTTTTATGGTAATCAAAGAAAAGCTTTTGAAAAATTGAGAGATGGAGAAGAGTTAACAAGTGAGGATAGAATTTCTATTGCATTAGCTCCTCTTGATTCTTTAGACTTTTTGTTTCCACCCCTATTTATAAAAAAATTAGCAGGTCTAGGATTAAAAAATGTTAATGCAGTTTTAAAATCAACATCTGATTTACCTGAAGTACAACAAATAAAACAATTATTTGGTGGTGAACCATTACCTGCCATGGGTCGAGCAGAGGGACCACCAGGTATGACTAGACAACAAGTAAATTTAGCACCCGCAGATGAAGGGAGTCCAGGTAGATATGATAAATTAGATGATCGCATCAGAAAAAGTCAAGAAGCAAGAGCACAAAAAAATTATGAACCATTAAGAGGCTCCTTTGATGAGTATACAAAACAAAATGAATACATAAGTCCCTCTGGATTTTTAGATTTTGTAGAAAAGGCAGGAGGTTCAATAGCTTCAAAAGGTAAGAATAGAGCATCTAAATTGGCCGTTGTCAGAAGAGTATTGGATTACTTTGATCCTGAGAAAAAAATTCCAAGAGTTGCTGGAGATTACGCACCATGGATGAACGCTGCAGAAAACATATTAAAAAACTCTGATGAACCTATTTTTAGTACACGCCTTAAAGATCAATTAAACGCACAAGGTTTCAAAGTCACTGGAGAGGCTATAACTAAATGGGCAAAAAGTGGTAAAAATTTTCAAGACCCTAGTCTTGCACAAAAAGTTAATACAGGAGATTTGAGACTACAAGCAAGAACAGAAACAAGTAATGAAGTTGATAAATTTATAAAAGAATTAGAAGCAGATCCTAAGAAACAAAACTTAGGGCAAAGACAATATGATCCAATTCAATTACCTTCAGGCAAGACTATCACTGTAAAATCATTGTTACAAACAGGTAGAGGAGGATTCGGTGGACTATCTGCAAATCAAATAAAAAAACTTGAGGACCTCACATTAAATAAAAGACCTAGCACAGAGGATTTATTTACACAATACATTCCTAGGGGCACAAAAGATTTAGTAGATGTTAAGAATATGAATGTAGATTATGACTTTCAACTCAACAAAATAAGAAACTATTTTAGATCAAAAGCATTTGGCAATATAGATGACTTTGAGGATCTTGCCGAAACCTATGGTATATTAAAAAAAACCGATCCCGCTTATGACTTAAAACAAAATCAAGAGGCAATTGCTAGATTGTTTGATGACGTTGAAAACAGATTAGCAAAGAGAATGGGTAAGAAATTTCCTAACCTACAAAAAGACTATCTTAAAATATATAATGAAACAGTAAACCTTAGTAAGTACACCTCTAAAAATTTTGAAGAGACAGTTAGGTCTAGTCCAACGTTATCGGACAGAGTTTTTGCAGAAATGAAGCGACACAATGAAG